TAGCTCACCCAAGGCATATTTCCACTTGGAGGCCTCTTCGGTGGTCGCGCCCAGTAACTGCGAAGCCTTATTGATATCCTTGGCCCAATTCACCACCTCGTCGGCGCTTTGCTTGAGTAGGCTGAGGCCAAGGGCGCCAGCTATGATGCTTCCCATGCCGACAATGGAGCTTTGGATCCCTGCTACCCCTTCGGCGGCTATGCTCTTGACCTGGGCGAACCCCTCCTTCACCGATGCTTGTACCTGAAGCATGGCACCCTTGAAGCCGGTGGCCACCTCTTCCGCTTCGGCCTTGGATTGACTGGCGAAAGAGGACATCTCCTCCTTGCCCTGCATCAGCCCGGTCTTTAGCTCGGACACATCCAGGGAGATTCTGGCAAGCAAAGTGCCGATGTCTGTATCGTCAGCCATGGCTTACTTCACCCTTCTTCCTGACCACCACAGGCATCCCGCCGAAATAGTTGACCGTCCCGGCTGGAATCTCCTTGCGTTTCTTGCCATCGGCCTTGTCTTGGGCCTTGGTTATGCCATCCAGCCATTTCACCAGGATTCGCTCTTTGCCTCGGTTGAAAGCCTTATCCAGGGCGTCCAGCACGGCCAGGGATAAGACAAAGGCTTGGTCTTGCAAGGCCTCGAACCGTCTTTCCACCTGGTTCAAAATGACGGACCGGTGCAGATTGAGCACCAGGTCTATCGGGTAGTCCCATAGGAGTTTGTCCAGGTCAAAGCCTTCCTTGACCAGGACGGCCAGCATCCGGGTTAGTTGGAGCTCGCCCTGATCGCGCCAATTTGCTTCACGATCAGGGGCAAGTAGTTTTTTATTTGGCCTATGTTCTGCGAAATGATGGTCAGGCCGATGACCGTTGCCTGGCCCAGGGGCATCTCTGCAACTTCCCGCTCTTCGATCTCCAAGGTGGCGGCGATGAGGCCCTTGATGGCGGGGAGCATGGCCCCGATAACCGCCAGCCCTTTTTCCTCAAGGAAGGTTTCGATGTTAGAGGCGGTTGCCCCCAGGTTTTCCAGGGCCGGCACCATCGGAATCAGGGCCGGCAATACCTTCTCGAAACGCCCGAAAGACCACGGTTTGATGACATAGGGGCCGATCTTCTCTTCGGCCAGCAGCACCATTACTTCGTCTTTCTTAGTCTTGGCCATAAAATCCCCGGAAATTACCAATGATCCGGGCAAAGGCGCACCCTCGCCCGGAGCACCGGGTTATGGTTAGCTCTCGTTGATGCACTCCCAATAGCCGAAGGGGTAAGGGGTGCCGGGGACCATGATGCTGTTATCCAAGACCTCCATGGTCATCGGCACTTCCAAGACCTTCTTGTCGTCGATGGTCATTTTGCCATTGGGTTTGATCTGACAGCGCGGGATGATGTAGTTCCATTGGAAGCCCTTGAGGGGCCGGAACTGGATGCGGGCCGCGCCCTGCTGGTACTCGTCGTTGGCCACGGCAAACCGCAGGGAAGACCAGGTGGTGTAGGTGAAGCTGGCCTTGACCGATTCGCCCACGGCGATGCCCCCGCCGGCCACTCCGGCAATCCGGCCCACCAGGTAGCTGGGGCTTACTTGGCCGGGGTCAATCAAGTAATCGGTGCCCTGGGAAAAGTTGCCCCGAAGATTGGTGGCCGTGGCCGCGGTGGTGACGCCGGTTGCGGTGATCTTCAGGAAGTAGCCCCAAATCTGGTTAACGAAGCATTGCTGCCAATCTGACGGCAGGGTAAAGGTCATCACCCCGGAAGCCGCCAGCCCATCAGCAGCGCCGCCCAGCCCGGTAACCGGGACCCAGGCGCTCCCATTCCAGTAATCGACCGCCAGGCCGGTATAGGCACCCGGGACCGCCAGGTTGATATGGACGGTCTGGAAAGGCGTGACCTTGCCCAGGTAGAGGGCATCAGCCGCAGCGTCCAGCAGGTCGAAGGCGTTGCCCGACGCCTGATCCGTCAGGGCCGAGTTGTCAATCCAGGTTCCGCTGGCCGCAATGTAGCGCAAGCAGAAATCCAGGAAAGACCGCACGGTCAAGGCAGAGATGCCATATTCCCCCACAGAGCTAAATACTGGGCCGTTCAAAATGACCTTTTGGTCGACTACGCTCCCGGTGCCGGGGTTGATGGCCTCCAAGGCGGCGCCTTTGAAGAAGGCTTGCATATTGAGGCTGACGGCCTCCTGCAGCTTGAAGCTCCAGTTGACCTCTTCCTCCGTGGTGAAGATTTTTGCCAGGCGGCGCTTGCCGGAGCGGTTGGAATAGACCTTGATCTCAGTCGCCTTAGATTCGACATCAGGCGGCTCCTCAATCAGGCCAATATCCCGCTCCCCGGTGCCCGGATCGAAAAAGAACACGACGCCGCCGGGAACAAAAAGGTTGCTGATATTGGGCGGTTGCATGGCGATTCCTCCTTAAACTTGAGTGGTGAAGGCATCGCCAACGGCGTGCCCGTAGGTGATGCGGTATTGCAGGATCAACTCCCCGAGATTGTCATTGCCGATGGCCGGCCGTCTCAGGTCCTCCTGGGCTATGAGGATGCCGGGCTGTCTCTGGATCAGGGCCCAGACTTCTCCGGCGATGGCATCGGCCTGGTCATAAAAAGCCTGGTAGCCCGGATCCTTGCTTTGAGGCAGGAGCTTCACCCAGGTCGCCATTTCCACATGGATGGTCCCCAATCTGAGCCGGTTTGCCCGCCTGCCGGTCTCGTTCTTTTCATAGAGAAAGAGGACCGGCAGGTCGCCCCGGTCCAGGTCGTAGCCCACCGGATGGCGGCGCTCCACCGTTCTGATCTCCGGAATGGCGGCCAGGGCAGCCGCCAGGGATTGCATCAATTGGGTTTTGATGGTGTCGGCCATTCATCCCGCCTTCAGCAGTCCAACTTTTTTCAGTTCCTCGATTAAGACCGGCTTGCCCCAATCCACCAGGTCAACCTTGGGATCGATGCGCCGCTTGATGACCACGGAATCCTTGAGCACAAAAAGGGGTATAAGCTCCCCCTCGGATTGCATCTTAGAGGCCGCCGACAGCGAAATAGCACCAGGCTGCCCCCCGGTAACCCTCTTCTGGACCAGGCCCCGGCCCATGATGACCCGGCCGGATTTGCTCGTGACCTGGTAGCCCCAGATGATCAGGTTGCCGGCCTTGCTCCGGAAGATTTTGGTCGGCCCCCAGATGCCATCGAGAGGGGAGCCGCGGGCGACGCCGGCCCCGGTCTTGGCCGCGTCAAGGGGGATGGCCAGCTTCTTCCCCTTGGAGTTGATCTGGAAGGCGCTGCCCCGGGGTCCGAAGTGCGTCTTGGCGTAAATCACCCCGGCATGGAGCGTGGCCGAGACCACGTTGCCGTCCTGCTTGGGCTCGTCGGCCTGGATGGAGCGGGCCAGGTTGGCGGTATGCCGGGACAGCGTGCTGTCGCTGGTGGGCCCGGATAGCTGCTCTTTGACCAGTTTCTCCTGCATCCGGGCACCGGTGGCCTTGACGGCCTTCATCGCCTTCTCCACCAGCCCGGCGCTGATCTTCTCCAGGAACTCTATGGGGTCTTTGTCAGCCATCAGCCCAAGTACCGGTTGCGATAGCGGTTCATGGTCGGGAGCACTCCTTCCAGCCACTCGCCCACGTCCATCTTGTTAATGGTGCCGTCTGGCTGGGACACCGACCGGAGCCCCAGGTCGTTGCGGCGGCGCCATTCGTAAACCACCTGCTGGCAAATCGCTTCCTCCATATCAGAGGGAATGGGCGTGTAGCCCGCCGGCGGGTTGTTCGGGTCAGCCGGGGGCGGGTCCCAGCCGGCGATGTAAACTACCCGGATGGTCTTTTCTCCCGGATACCAGTCGATGCCGCCATACAAGATCGCCTGGCCAGTAATCGGGGTGAAGTTGGCCCCCGACAAGCCGATCAGGATATCCAGATTGTTTCCGCCATCGCTGAAATCCCAGAAGAGCGACCACCTGACGGAGGTGAGGGATTGCACCGGACGGCAGCGGAGGAAAAGGAACTTGCCGCCGCCGTCATGGTATTCGGTGCGCTCCAACTTCTCGAACTCCCGGTTGCAGTATTTCTCCGCCCGGGCCGACACCTCGGCGATCTTGGCCTGGATCTGGGCCTGCATGGTGTCGTCAGCATCGGCCACCACCATACCCATGTATTGCAGGACGTTATCCAGGGTGGTCAGGTTCATTTAGTCTCGGTCTCTCCGGCCTTGACGGCCCGATCCTTGGGCGGCCTGGAAACGTCCTTAGCTTCCGGCCCCTTCCCTTCGGCCTTTTCGGCTTCCGGCTTGGGAGCCTCTTCCTGGACCAGATCCAGCTTGTAGCCCTGCTTCTCCAGGACCTCGGCGGAAGGCTCGAAAACCTCCCCCGGCCCCAGGGTGCGCCCAGGGCCGAGGTGGACCGTGTAATCGTGACGGACTCGATGCAATGCCATAACGAGAGCACCTCCTAAACCGCGAATTCCAGGGTGGCAGAGGGCTTGATGGGCCGCTCTTTGGCGTAATAGAGGATCATATTGACGCCGGCCACCGAGGCAGCGGTGGCAGGGGTGAGGACCACCTGAAGGAACCGCTGGCGGTTCTTCAGGAGAAGGCCGCCCACGTAATCCTGGCTGCCGCCGCCGGCCTGAATCTGGCTGAAGGCCGCGCCGGGCACATCGGTGAAGCTGCCGGGAGCGCCGGTGGGACTTTCCTGCACCTTGCAGTCGATGGTGCCGGTGGCGGTGATGGCGCCGACGTTTAAGATCAAAAGGGCGTCCTCGTAACCCAGGCAGTCGAGAACCGGCGAGGTTTCGGCCGCGGTCCGGGATTTGGCGTCCAGGACGTGCTTGACATCACAACTTTGGGTCGGGGTCTCTTGCATTGCTAGATCCTCCTTATGGGTTTGGGGCCAGGCCCCATGGAACCTGACCCCTTTTCTATGATTTCCGGATTAGGCGACCTTCACGTCATTGCATAGACAGAAGCTCTGATCATGACGCAGGGCCACGTCCACTTCCATGATGATCCGCAGCCAGGTCTGGTCGCTGGCAAAGGCAGTGCCAGCCACGTCGCTGGCCATGATGCGCAGCCCCAGCCATTGCCCGATGAGCATTTCGGCCCAGTTGCCGAAATAAAGCTCCGTGCAGTTGTTTGCGGTGCCCTTGGTCAGGTTGGTGGGTATCTGCGTGGTGGTGGCGAAGGGATAGCCGACCGCCGCGGTCAGGGCCTCGTCGGTCATGTAGCTGGAATCGCTGAGAGCCATCAACCAGGCAATCAACGGCTGGGTGCCGGGGTCGCCGGAGAACTGGGGAACCTTGATCTTCTTAAGGTTCTTCTTGATGACCGGATTGAAGGCAAAGCCCAGCTTGCCCCGCAAGGCGTTGGCCGCGGCCAGGGTATATTCCATCTCAGCGAAAACGTCCAGGTTGCCGATGACGGCGCCGTTGCCACCCACCGGATCCATGGAGTAGGTATTGATGCCCGGGGTATTGGCGATACCCAAAGGCTGGTTGGCGGCGCCGGGACCCCGCAGGGCGGCAATGTCCACAGCCAGGGCCAGTTGCAGCCCCAGGTCCTGGTTGATCTTGGCTTCGGCGTCCACCAGGGCCATGCGGATCAGGCTGTTGGAAATCTGCGCCAGGGCCATGGCCTTCTTGGGGGTAAGCTGCACCTGACCAAACGCCAGGTCGCTCGGGGTGACGGACACATTCTCGCCCACCCAATAGATCGTGGAGCCGCCGGTCTGTTTGGGGAAGAGAACCGGGGAGCCTTCCAGGTTGGGGATCAAGGTGGCGCCCAGCTTCATGCAAACCGGTTCGGCCCGCAGGAACTCGATGAGTTCGGGGATGGCCTGGGCCGGAACCAGATAGCCGCCCAGGGTGTCGGTGCTGTAGCCCATGGCCTTCTTGGCGGCCTCTTCCATGACCGCCTTCTCATAGCCGGCCTGGGAAAAGTCCTTGGTACCGATGCCCCACATGGCCTTCAGCAAAGAGAACTTCTCTTTGCCCTCGTTTACCCCGGGCATGTCGGCCCATTTGCGATCCTTGGCCATCTTCTCCATGGCATCCAGGCGCTTGGCCAGGTCAGCATATTTGGCCTGGAGTTCGGGGAACATCTTGAGGGCGTCGGTGATCTTGATCACCTTGCCGTCCTCGGTGGTGTATTTCAGCGAGTTTTGAATATCCTCGAACATCTCCTTGAATTTCTTCAAATCAACGGCGGGCTCGCCCATGACGATCCTCCTTTAAGGGTTCCGCTCCCTTCAGGAGCGGATGGTGTGGTGGATTTCCTTCATCATCTCGCCAATTTCCTCAGGAATTTCAGGCTCGCTGGCTTGTCTCGCCCCATGAGGCTCTTTGCCGGGGGTCAACGCCAGCCGGTAATAACTCATGCCAGTTTCCTCACCCGACCCTTCAGCCGCGTCCAGGACGCCCTGGATTTGGCCCACGGCCTTCTTCAGAGCCTCTTTGTTCTTGGCGCTGAGGACGGCGCCGCTCCTGGTTTGCCCGGCACCCTTCTTGCCGGCGCACGGGGCGGTCTTGCCCCGGTATCGTCCGGCCTTGCAGGAATGGCAGGCCGCCTTGCCGGCGAAGGACGTGCAGGGACTGCAATGACACGAGGCCATCTGGTCACAGCCCTTACAGGAGCAGGTCTTGGCCAGGCAGCACTCGTCGCAAGGAGAATGGGGGTGGCGCACCATGCCCTTGGTAGTCGGGCTACAGGGGCTGCAATGGCAGGTGGCGGCCTGATCACAGGAATTGCAGGAGCAGGTTTCCGCCACTGAGCAATTGTCGCAGGCAGAAGCTTTGCAGGGACACTCGGTCTCCTGGTCACAGGCCCCGTTGCCCGGGCAGCATCCGCAGGTCGCCGCCTGGTCACAGGATTCGCAGCAGCACACCCCGGGTTGATTGTTGGCGCAGGTGGGACAGCAGCAGTCGTCTTTCTCGGGACAGGTGCCACAGGGATCACCATCGGCAGCGTCCTTGATGGTGGCCAGGTTCTTGGGAGCCAGCAGCTTGTCGATTTCGGCGGGATCCGGGGGCAACCCCAGCTCTATCAACCGCAGCTCGACGGACGTGTAAGCCTTGAACTCCGGCGGGGTCTTGTCGAATAGGGCATATTCTTTGGCCAGGTGGTTGTAAATCCCCTTACGGTCATCTTCCGGCACATCCACCCCGCCCCGCCCGCCCAGGAGAGCGGCCATACAGCCGGTCAGGCCCCGCCAAATCACCTTCTTGTCCTTGGCCCGGTGATGGGGGAGTTTGTAAGCGCCCTTGATGTCGGGTTTCTCGGAATCGAACCAGGAGCACATGATCTTGAGGTCATCTACG